TTCTTACAACCTTAATATTGATATGGCAACTTCTGGAGTTGCCAGAACAACTGGAGAAAGTTTCCCAATTCTTTATCTCGATCAGACCAAATCTACTGGTGGGTTTAGTGTCAAAGCTACTCAAAATATGCAGTACGAAATCATTACCCCACAGATTCAGAATTTGACTCTTCCTGGAACAAATATTAATGCAACAATTAGATCTATTTCAGGAACAAGTTTGAATGATGGATCTGGTGCTGGTACTGATCTTCCATTCGTCGTTCAAGATAGGGAAGCTCTTACACTCAACAATAGCAATTATCTCACTTCCCCAAGAATTATTGCTTCCAGAGTTAATGAAACTTCAGCATCATCTTTGCAGGATCTTCCAGGGGAGCGTTCATTGAATGTTTCTCTCGAACTTACTACTGCCAGCGAATTTCTTTCTCCTGTCATTGACGCTCAAAGATTAAGTGCGATTTTCACAACCAATAGAGTTGATGCTCCAATCACAAATTATGCTCAAGACAATAGAGTTAATAGTTTGAATGATGATCCAACATCTTGCCAGTATATTTCTAAAGAAAATACTTTAGAAAATCCTGCTTCGTCGCTTAAGGTAATACTTGATGCACATGTTAACAATTATGCGGACATCAGAGTATTCTACTCGGTTAGTGAAACTGCTAATTTTGATCCTATATTCGTACCATTCCCTGGTTTTGATAACTTGAATGATCGTGGAGAAATCATTGCTCTTGAAAATAGTAATGGCAAATCTGATACTTACAATACAGTATCTGATGTCTCTGGATTCGCTTCTGAAGATTTAGACTTTAGAGAGTATACATTTACTGCGGACGATCTACCTTCGTTTAAATCCTTTAGAGTTAAGGTTGTTATGACAAGTTTAAATCAAACTTATCCACCAAGAATGAAAGACTTGAGAGTTATTGCTACTGCATAATATGAAACATAAAGTAAAGGATCAAACTCATCTTGTTAGGGATACTACAACAAACTGCATTATTAATACAAGTCAGTCTCAATATAATGATTACATACGTCGTCGTAATGTAAAAAATGATGAAAAACAAACTATAGAAAACCTTGAGACTGACTTTGCTAGTATGAAAGATGATTTAAATGAAATCAAATCACTATTAAGGATCTTAACAAATGGCAACTAAAACAATTACTTTTGATCCGGATGCAGGTGCTTCGCCAGAAACTAATTTTAGTATACTTGGCGGAGCAAACTTTGAGGGAAACTTTGAAGTTGTTGGAACCAATAACTCAGCATTTAATTTGAGTGGATATTCAGGTTCCGCTGCTATATCAAAGAGTGTTTCTATAGGGGCTACTCTTGGCATAACGACCGCATTTACAGTTGGATTTACAAGTGCAACTGATGGTAAATTGAAAATATCATTAAGTTCTGGAGTAACCAGATCTTTGGATGAGGGAAGATATGTTTACGATGTCTTAGTTGTAAGTGCAGCATCAACCACGTACTCTCTCGTTAGAGGGAACATTTTAGTAATACCTCCGGTAGCAGCAGCTCCCTAAATACACTTAGGAAACTTGTGAATAAATGGCACAACCAGCAAGTAGAACAGACCTCATTAATTACTGCAAAAGACAACTGGGAGCTCCAGTTCTAGAAATCAATGTTGCGGATGAGCAAATTGAGGATCTAGTAGATGATGCAATTCAATATTTTCATGAAAGGCATTTTGATGGAGTAATACAAACTTTTTTACATTATAAAATTACTGAAGATGATGTAAAGAGGGGAAAAGGTCCTGATACATCAGGAGTCAGTGGAATTACTACAACTACGGTTACTCATAGTGTGGGTAGCACATCATCTTTTGCATTTACTGAAAGCAATAATTACATTCAAGTTCCACCAGCAGTTATTGGTATAAACAAAATTTTCCGTTTTGATGGATCCAACACTGCAACAAATAACATGTTCAGTGTTAAATATCAATTGTTCTTAAATGACATTTATGGTTTAGGATCAGCAGAAATTCTTAGTTATGCAATGACTAAGAGATACCTTGAAGATATTGATTTTGCATTGAACACAGAAAAACAAATAAGATTTAATCAAAGACAAGATCGTTTATATCTTGATATTGATTGGGCTAGTGTTAGGAAAGATGATTATATGGTTCTTGATTGTTATCGAATAATAGATCCTTCAGACCATGCTAGAGTTTATAACGATTCTTTTCTAAAAAAATATTTAACTGCTCTTATTAAAAGGCAGTGGGGTCAAAATTTGATCAAATTCCAAGGCGTAAAACTTCCAGGAGGAACAGAGTTGAACGGCCGACAAATATATGATGATGGGATGAAAGATCTTGAAATTATTAGAGAACAAATGTCTAATACATATGAAATTCCACCTTTTGATATGATCGGATAGAGATTATGTTAAATCCATTTTTTCAACAAGGATCCTCTGGAGAGCAAAATCTTGTCCAGGATTTAATTAATGAACAGTTAAGGATATATGGCATAAATGTACATTTTTTGCCAAGAAAATATCTAACACAAAATACTATTATAAGAGAAGTAATAGAATCAAAGTTTGATGATGCTTATCCAATAGAGGCTTATGTCGAATCTTTTGAAGGATATGGTGATAATCCAACACTTCTATCTAAATTTGGCATTCAAGCGACGAATGAAATAACTTTAATTATTTCCAAGGAGAGATTTGAGACTTATATTTCTCCATTGATGAAGAATGAATCCGATGTAAAACTTTCAACTAGACCAAAAGAAGGAGATTTAATATATTTTCCCTTAGGAGATAGGTTATTTGAAATTAAATATGTAGAGCACGAAAAACCATTCTATCAATTACAAAAAAACTACGTTTATGAGTTGAGATGTGAACTCTTCCGTATTGAAGATGAAATTATCGATACTGGAGTTGAAGAGATTGATAATGAGTTGATCGGAGATGATTATGATGGAACATCTGAGAGTGGCACGTCAACAATTATAGGAATAGCACAACTCCTCTATGTTGTTGGAACGGGATCTACTGCTACAGCAAATACCTCACTCGTAAACAATGGTATCAGGTTCATAAGGCTCACTAATAGAGGAGCGGGTTATAGCACTTTACCAACAGTAGGAGTTTCATCAGTAGGATTTGCAGGTTCAGTAACTGGAATAGGAACAGCTTCTCAAATGATAAGTGGTATAAATGTTTGCAATACAAACACAAATAATAAATTAAGATCTGTTCAGGGAGTAGCAATAGTCAATCCAGGAACAGGATATACTTCTGCACCTACGGTTAAATTTAGTGGTGGTGGAGGATCTGGAGCGGCTGCTACATCAGGAATTTCTACAACTGGTGGAGTTGGAGTAGTCACTGTAAGTTCTTCAGGTGGAGGATATGTTAATTCTCCTACAGTAACATTCTCCACACCAAAACATGTCGGAGCTGCAGCAACTGCAGTTCTTGCAACACCAATGGTTGGTGGTGGAGTCAGTATTATGTCTGCACCTATAAGCGTTGGTTCTTCCGCCTTCCTGTTCCCAGGAGGCACCACTGGTGGCGTATTCTATAGAACTGCACCTACGGTCACGTTTGGGGTTCCTGAAGGGTCAGGAATCACTGCTACAGCGACTGCCTCAATCAATGCATTTACATTATATGGGGGAAATGTTACGCAAATTTCTATTGGCAATTCTGGTAAGTTTTACACTAGTGCTCCTATAGTTACAATTGAACATCCGGGGTATGCTTATGCTGCAGCAACCATTGGTCTTGTAGAAAGTGCTGCATCCGCATATAGTTCAGGATCAGCAATTGATAGTAGTAGTGTTGCAATTTCTACTGGGGGTAAAGCATATTCTTCAAAACCACAAGTTTCTGTTGGACTTGGAACAGGAACTGTTAGTCCAACCACAACAGCACTTGGCATTGCGACAGTTAATTCTATCGGAGTTGTTACTGCAGTTGGATTTAATAGCACCACAGATCCATGGTGTGTTGGCACTGGGGCAACGATCGGAGCTGGGTATACAGTTACTCCAACACTCAATTTTGCAGTCCCATATCCTATTAGAGCAACAGCAACGTCAACAGTGTCAGTTGCTGGATCAGTCACTTCAATTGCAATTGGTAACAGTGGATATGGTTACAATGCGATTCCTACAGTCACAATTGCTGCCCCAACTGGAGCAGCGAGCACATTTACTGCAACTGGTATTGCAACGATAAGATTCAATTCTATCCATTATCAAGGAACTGTTGGTATTGGATCTACAACAATTACTGGAATCAACACTCTTGGAGTTGTTGTTGGAGATAGAGTAAGACTGGGTGTTGGATATAGTGACTCTTATAATTTTATCGTAGAAAATGCATTTGTCTCTGGTATTGGTCAAAGCAGTATCATCATGTCAACTGCAGCAACAAATGTTGGTATTGCAACTTCTGCGTTTGAACTTGGTAGAGATCAATGTGGCATCGTTACCGGCATTTTAATCACGTATGGTGGTGGCGGATATTTAACACCACCAACAGTATCAATTTCAAATACTGTTGGTGACAAGAATTATATTGACTATCATAATACTTTGGGAATTGCTACAGCGACAGGTATTTCAACTTTAACATCTGCAGGAGCAGTTGAAAAAATCTATATTACAGATGCTGGACATGGTTATGTAATAACACCTACGATAATAGTTGAAGATCCTGTTTCAGATTCTTCTGGATCGTTTAAGTTTAATGAGATTATAACTGGATCATCAAGTGGAACTACTGCTAGAGTAAGGATATGGAATGAATCCACCAATCAATTAGAGGTCATGAATGTGAACGGAAGTTTTGTTAGAGGAGAAACTCTAACAGGTTCTGAATCTGGAGCTCAATATGTATTGAGAACATCAGAAACATTCCCACCACTTACAAATTTTGCAGATAATAATGCTATTGAGACAGAGGCTGATTCAATTTTAGACTTCTCTGAACAGAATCCTTTTGGTACACCATAAATAAAAATATCTCAATATGTGGGTTAGTGTAGGTTTGAACAATGTTTGAATATTTTTACAACGAAATTTTAAGAAAGACTATCATTTCTTTTGGCACTCTTTTCAATTCATTAGAGATTGAGCATAAAGATGATTCTGATAGTACAACAAGTATTATCAGGGTTCCTCTTGCTTATGGACCTACGCAAAAATTTCTTGCACGACTAGAGCAGTCGCCAGATTTAAGTAAAGGGACAGCAATGACTCTCCCTAGAATGTCTTTTGAATTTATTGGACTGACTTATGATCAAAGTAGAAAGGTAACTACAACTCAACAGTTCACGGTTAAAGATCCTGCTAATGATACTGGTGTCAAGAAAGCATACATGCCAGTTCCATATAATATGCAATTTGAATTGAGTATCATGTCCAAATTGAATGATGATGCTTTACAAATTGTAGAGCAAATTTTACCATATTTTCAACCACAATATAATTTAACAGTAAATTTAGTTGGACCAATAAGCGAAAAAAGAGATATTCCTGTTATATTGGAAAATATAACAATGCAAGACGATTATGAGGGAGATTTCTCCACTCGTAGAGTTCTTCTTTATACCTTAAGATTTACAGCAAAGACATATCTATTTGGTCCTGTTTCCTCTGCAACCTCAGATATTGTCAAGAGATCTTCGGTTTCTTATTACTCCGGAGACAGTAAGAGTACAGTTAGAGATCTTACATATAGTGTCAAACCAAGAGCAATTAAAGATTACACTGGAGATGTCGTCACTAATCTTTCTGAAGATGTTGATATATCTACGACAGCATTTAATGTTGATAGTGGATCCTCAGTTACTCTTAAAAAATATATTGAAATTGGTGGAGAAGAAATGTTCGTTACCAAGATTGCTGGTAACAAAATTACTGTAGAGAGAGGTAAAGATGGAACAACTGTTTCAGATCATTTGAAGGGGGCAGAGGTTAAAGGTATTGATTACACTGCCACAGAGGATAGTGATATTATCGAATTTGGTGACGACTTCGGATTTACTGGAAGTATTTCTTAATTATGGCTAAGAATTATAATGGTTTAGATGAAGTGTTTAATGTACAAACTGAAATTGTTTCTGGAGAAGAAGAGTCCATAGAAGTCGCTAAAAAAATAGATAGGCAAAAGAGTGATGTTAATAAAGATTATGAATATACGAGAGGTAATCTGTATTCTATAATTGAAAAGGGTCAGGAAGCGATTAATGGTATTCTTGAATTAGCTCAAGAAAGTGAAATGCCTAGAGCATATGAAGTCGCTGGACAACTAATTAAAAATGTTGCTGATGCGACAGATAAACTATTAGATCTTCAGAAGAAACTCAAAGATGTTAATGAGGAGTCTAAAAAAGGCCCTACTAATGTAACAAATGCACTTTTTGTTGGATCTACTTCAGATCTATCCAAATTTCTCAAGTCTCAAAATGAAGACACAGAGAAAAAATAAATATAACTATAGATGGGGTAATATTAAGTGGCATTAAAGAAGCCTTCCGATTTTTATATCAAACCTGAAGAAAAGAGTTCTTTTGATTCTTTGAAGGAAGAATTTTCTTCGTCTAAACCAAAGAAGATTGAAAAAATCTCAGAGGCTTTTGATGTATTTAAAACTAACCTGAATAATATTCAGTCAATTACTGATTTTTCTTCAACATTTGGCAATTTTAAAGAAAACGTCGAAAAAGTTGAAACTATCTCCAATGAAATTGGAGACTTAAAGAAACAAATTCAGACCTTAATCAAAAAAGAAGATCTGAATGATGCCATGATGGCACATCTCTTTTTTGTAGAAGAGGCAATTGCAAAAATTGAAAATAGAATATCTGGAGTTAATGAGGATATTGTAAATAAAATTAGCAATGACTTTTCAGATCTATCTGAAATGGTCAATTCATTTATAAGTGTTGAAGTTCCACAATACGAAGATTTAATTTCAAAATCAGAAATTAGAATTGATAGCAGATTTGCAAATTTAAAAGATTCTGTAGAAGAAAATCTTGATATAATTAGAGCAGATGTAAATAAAGAAGTTAATACTATCCTGACAGATGTTGAGACAATCAATCAAAATAGTCTGTCTTCTATAAGAGAAGAAGTTGGAGATATTAATAGTGTTGTTGTTGATCTCATCAATGAAGATTTACCTCAATATAAAAAGTTTTTTGCTGAAACTGAGTTAAGGACAGAAGAGAAACTCAGTGAATCTCAGAATATTTTTGATGAAAAAATTAACTTTATCAATCAAACTTATCAGGAAAGATTGGGGGAATTAAATTCCACGGTCAAAGAATTTACAAATACAGAAATTCCAAAGTACAGCAAAATGCTGGTGGAATCTAAATTAAAGTCGGAAGAGGAAGTCAAGGAATTAGAAAAATCTGTTCTAAAAAAAGTTAGTGATTTAACAGAACAAATAGAAAATCTATACAAAGTTAATAATATCAAAGAAACTGATATTGATTCTCTTTTAGAAAAAGTTCAAACAACTGTTCAAGAATCAAAAAATCAAACTGGAGAAATCTTTGAATCATATGCAAGATTGTGTAAAGATTCTAAAAAGAAAGAGGTAATAGAGG